TACTCGTGGACCTTCAGGAACTCCTGCGAGCGGAGCCCTTCGATCAGGTCGACCAGGCTGGCGTCGACCTTGACCTTGTAGCCGTTGGAGGCGTCCCACACCAGATCCTGGGGCACCTCGATCCCCTGACCGGCGAAGCTCTTGCGCTCCGATGCGGTGCCGATCTTCCCGCTGGACCGCTCGATGGTGTGGGATGTGACGAACTCCCGGCCGTAGGGCGGCATGCCCACGAACTCCACCGTCACGGTGGGCAGCTCCTGCGGCGCGTCATCCTCGGGCAGCTCAACCCTTCTGGTTCCTGGCATGCTCGATCCTCCTCAGTCTCCGTTGGCTACGATCGTATACGTGGAGGTACGGAACGCTGCCTGGTACACGTCATCGAACCCGTCGACCCCATCACCCTGCCATGATGTGCAGAGGACGGAGCCTGATTGCTCGATCGCGTCCATGACGTCCCGAGTCCGCTTGATGGCTGAGTTGATGGTGCCGTAATCCCGTTGCCTGTCATAGAACCAGATCGTGAGCGCCCAGACGCCTGCGCGTGTCCGGCCGCGCTGACCCCGGAGCCCCGGAGCCTCTTCCCCCCAGTTCAGGACCAGCCAGACGTCGCCGACCTCGGGCGGAGAGTCCGGTGCGCCATTCGCATAGACGTTTTCCTCTCCGTACCCGAGCCCTGCTAGCGCGGAGTCGCTGGAAAGGATGCCGTACATGGTTTCCCGGACCGTCATCGTCTCCCCAGCCTATCCATAAGGCCATTCATCTGGCCCATGATAATCGCGCCCCAGTGAAGCATCGCGGGCTGGATGATCGCGTAGCGACCGGCCCAACGCGTCTCCAGGTAGATCTGATATGGCGCTCCGCCCACAAGGATGAGCTCATGGTTGTCACCGTCGCTCTGCCGGAACGCCCGCAAAGTGTTACGGGCAACCGATGTCCGGTCGGTCCACGGCGCATTGACCTTCATCCACGCCTCTGCTCGCGGGGCGGATCGGTCGATGATGGCCTGGATGTACTGGTTCACGCGAGGGTTGAGGAGTGCCAACTGACGCTGAATGTCGCCGGAGTCCCAATCCAGCCCGCTCCTGTTAGGCAAGACGGACCACCCCGCCCCGACGCTCATAACCGTTGAAGGGCAACACCTCCGCGATCTCGAAGCGCTCCTTGCCCTCGCCCGCCCAGTGGTCGCCTACAGCCATGACCGCATCGTACGGCCCGAGAAGCTGAAACACCGCCTTGAGCTGACGTCCGTCAGTCGACGTAAGGAGCCCGGGGACGTTGCCGGTGTGGGAGTTCTGGTCTATTACCCGGAGGGTCTGCGCAGTACGCGGGGGGAGGTCCTGAAGGCGCGTACCGCCGGACGGAGTCTTGACCTTCTCGACCGGGATGAGCGTGATGACTGTCGGCCGTGCCGCGATGAACGCCAACGTGTTGCGCCGGTTGATCCGGAGTTCGGTTTCAATGCTCATGCGCGGAACCTCCTGACTGCCGCCGTGATGTCGATGGTCTCTACGGTAGCCGTCAGCCTAACTCGGGGCACAGTCACCGTGACGTGCTCGGCGAAGACCTCTGCGATGATCGTCGCCTCCGGAGCATCCATCGGGATGTCGCCGATGATCTCCTCATAGGCAGACCTCCAGCGGAACCCGGTCGGGGCGTCCGAGATCCCAGAGGCGATCGTGACGCCGGATGTTCCCGCCCGGAACCGCATACCATTCGGGGAGTCACCGATCAGGTGCCCTAGAATGGCCTCTCCGCCCACGGCACGGAGCCGGAACCCATCGGGGCTGAGGTCCGGGATCGCCACGGCTCCGCCACCGATAGTGACCCCATCGGAACCGCTGCGGAACCGCCAACCCGAGGGGACATCGCCTACGGCCACCCCGAGGGTCAGCGCCTCATAGCCGGAACGCCAGCGGAGTCCGTTCACGGCATCCGAGATGGCCACCCCGGTCGACACGGTTTCGTAGCCAGACCGGAACCGGAGCCCGGAGGGGCTGTCAGTGGCCGCTACGCCAAATTGAACGCCGGACCCTTCCGGAGACCTCCAGCGGACGCCCTGTGGGCTGTCCGCCACAGCTACCCCAGTAGAAACCATCTCGTAGGCGGAGCGGAGCCTGTGACCACCCGGCGAAGCGTCCGGAACGTCGGTCGCGGTACCTCCACCGCCGAAGAAGTCGTTGGCATCCCCAGTCGGGTCGGCCACGAGCGTGAACGGCGAGGTCCCAAAGCGGGCTGTCTCGTTCCCTCCGCCCGGGGTGGCATCGTTGATCGTGGAGAGCGTGTCGAGCCGGACCGCCCAACCGAGCGTCGAGACCGACGCGGCCGTGACCGTCAGCGCCCAGGTCAGGAGAGCCTCGCGAGCCGTCTGGTCCATGTAGCTGGCATGGACCCAGAGCCCGGCAACCTTCGCGTCCACCCATTCGCTCGCCGACGTCCCGAACCGCAGGATCTGGATCACGCCGGATGCGCCAGGAGCCGCGCCGTTCCCCAGGTTCCCGCCGGTGCACGTCCCCGAGGAGGGCGTGCCGGTCGACAGCGGGATGATGGTGTACTCCGGCACGACGTTGCCGGTCGCCTTCGACATGATGATGTGGACCCATGAGCCGGTCGACCCGGCCGGTCCAGCCTTGGCTGCGGCGGAGGTGCCCCAGTTGTAGGTGCCGAAGATCTCCAGGAAGTGACGGCCCGAGGTGCCGTCCATCATGTGGATCAGGGCGCCATCCGCCGTCGAGTCCAGATTGACGACCGCGCCGAACGTGAACGGTCCGCCAGCAGCCGCCTTCAGGGCAGCCGACATAGCAAACTGTGCGTATTGGTTGCTTCCGTTGGTATCCCAGGCCACCCTGACTCACCCCCTACGGTGCTGCGACGTAGAACGCGCGGAGCTGCGGGTGCAGGTTGACCGTGAAGGCGAGCCCGCCACCCGTCCGGTCGGTCACGTAGTCGACGTACCCGATGAGCGGCTGAGTCGCTGCCGTGCCCGGGGTCCGGTCGCTCAGGACCGCGTACCGGGCCGGGCCGAACGTCGCGGTAGGCCACGACGGGTCCGAGCAGCCGAACACGGTGATACCGGAGCCGATGTTCTCCCAGGTGACCGTGCCGCCACCCTCAGTCGTCAGTCCGCCCAGGTCCGTGCCCCAGGTTGGGATCGCGGAGTGGGAGGTGCCCGACGTGACCGCCATGTAGAGGAACCCGTTGCCGGTCGCAGGCCGCACGACGTCGCCGACCGCATAGGCGGTGGAGTTCGCCCGAGCCGTTCCCCAGGAGTTGGCTGCCGTGTAGGTCCGGGTCGGCGACGCGATGGCGAGACCGCCCGCCGTGTAGCCACCGGCCGTCGAGAGTTCGTTGGTGAGGCTGGAAACGTACTCGTGGGTGTCCTGGTTCGGCGCGTAGGTCGAAGTGTGCTGGGTCCAGACGAGAGCATCCGAATCCCAGTCGATCTCCTTGTTGAGGAACTTCGCCGGAGCGCTCCGATAGAGCTTCACTGGACTGTCACTTCCTTGTCTACCTTGATGTCACCCTGGAGGAACCGGACGTCATGGGCAGGGTCCCCATCGAACAGCTCAAGGTCATAGACACCCTTCGTCCAGACCCACGCGGCGGAGACGTCGGCCGGAATGTCAATCAGGACCTGGTGGTTGAGGACGTCCACGCTCATGTAGGCATCGAACTCGAAGAGCACCGGCGCTCCGCCCAGGGTGCGGGATGCCTTGACGTGCCCGCGCGCCGTGTAGCCGGTGAGGTCCGTCAGCCACTCGACCGTCACCTCAACGATCGCCTGCCACCGGGAGCCCTGGTCTACCAACAGATCTGCGTCGGTCGCCATCAGCGCACCAGCCTTGCGATCCGGGTACTACGTCCGGCGTCCACGGCTCCGTCGACCTGGACCTGGTAGATCTTGGCCATCTCCAGCGCTCGCTTGTGGAGGTCCCCCATAGAGCGCGATGAGCCGCCCTCCGAGATGTTGACCAACTCCGCGTACGTTGCGGCCTTCTGGAGCCAGACGTTACTCGCCGACGATGCCAGCGGAAGGGTTGCCTCCGCATAGGAGTCGATGATTGCGCCGAGCATCTCATCGTCATATGTGGTGTCGTCGGGCTCCGCGATCATCCGCCGGAGCTGAGCGACCTGCTCAACGGTTGCCATGCCACCTCCCCCTAATCTGGAGAGAGCCGGACGCGGACCCAAGGGGAGGTCGCGCGTCCGGCTCGCTTCTGGATCCGCCGGTCAGGCGGATGCCTCGTCGTCGTCCTCCAGGACCTTCACCAGATCCGGCTTCTTGCTGGGAACGGGGAGGGTCTTGCCATCCTCCGCGTTCCGGCGGCGGACCTCCGTCGTCAGCTCCACCACGGTCCACTGGGTGTACGGCACGTCGTCGTCGTCCGTGCCGTCCAGCGTCTCCAGCTCCTCACGCGGGAACTGGATCGCGTTGGCCTCCAGGTTCCCGCCGTGCAGCGCGGGGAACTGCTCCGCCCACGCCCGGTCCGCGTCCGAGACCGGCTGGGCCCAATCGATTTGCTTGCTCATTTGGATCAGCCTCCTCAGGCGTAGAGCGCGGGGATGTCGTAGGTTCCGGCGGTCGCCAGCTGCATGACCGCTCCGGCACCGCGAGCACGAATGCCGGTGCCGAAACCGTGGATGTACGCGGAGTTGATGATCGGGTACTGGTTCCGGTCACCGCCCTTGAGGATCAGGCCCCGCAGCGAGCTGTTGGCGTGCTCGCGGATACCGACCAGGTTGGTCGACGTCGCCGACCCCTGGGTGGCGAACGCGAACAGGTAGCCGGTCGGGATGTTGGAGTCCATGATGACGAGGTACGGCCCGTATGCGCCGACGACATCGAACCCGGCGAACGTCTGCGCGGGCTGGTCGCCGAAGAGCGCGACCGTGCTCGGCAGGATGATGTTGACGCCGCGCGGGGGCACGAAGTCGTACTGCGCGACGGCACCGTTCAGGTTCGCCACGTTCGCCCGCCAGGAGCGGACCGAAGGAGCCTGCGCCGGGTTGATCATGACCACGATCTGGTAGCCGGTGGCCCGCTTGTAGCCGTGCTCCTCCAGGAGGGACACGAGCGTCTCGAAGTCGCCGGAGTCCAGCGTCACCGCACCCGACTTGACGTAGTGCGTGTGGGTGGCCGCGTTGAAGGACACGCCCGCGTAGTCCGGGATGTACTCGGAGTCGGCGTTGTAGAGCGGCTTGGCCTGGTACGCGGTGTTCTGGATGATCGTGGTGTTGTTGGTGTTGTTGAAGAGCCGCCGCATGACCTTCTTGAAGATCAGCCGGTTATCGGCCTCCAGCACCTGCGACTGCGCCAGTTCGATCTGGGCCGCCGAAGCGTCCGAGAGGAACTGGAACGTGAAGCGGGTCGCGACGTCGTACCACTTGAAGTCGTACGCGCGCTGCTGGATGGTGACGTTGGGACGGATGGACTTCGGCTGACCAAACTCGGTCGCCTCTTCGAAGTCCTCTTCGACGCCCTGTGCGACGTCGTCCACGATCTGGTCCGTGTTGAAGGACAACAGATCGATGAGCGGCTGCCGGGTCGCGTTCCAGGCCCGGAGCAGCTCCTGGTACTGGTTCCAGATTGCGTTGAGGTCCTGACCATCGCGGGTGCGAGTCAGGACGTCCCCAGACGCGTGAATGCCGTTCGGCACTGGGATTCCCTCCTAACTCAGATCGAAGTCGTTGGGATCGGGCAGCGAACGACCATGTGTGTGGTCGTGAGCATCTTGCCGACCGCCTTGAAGCCTGCGCCGACAGCGGTTGCACCAACAGCGCCGGTCACCGCAGCCGTCACGATGTCTCCGGCGGCCCACGCGGTTCCGGCCGTCTTCACGGCCCCCACGATCTCGCCGGACGTCATGACGTCGATGGACTCGTTGGCTCCCATGACTCGCGTCGGGCAGATCACGCCGATCGTGGCATTCTCGGAGGTCAAGCCGCCGATCACGACTCGGCCGGATGTGTTGATCCAGACTGCCTGGATCTTGCCGGTGTCGTCGCCGGTGGCGCTCAACGCCGCGTTGAGGGGAGCCCGGAAGCCACCCACCATGCCGTCGTACTTGTCGAAACGGCCAAACTGGGTCTGTGCCATAAGTCACCCCCTTCAGGGCGTTGTTGTTGTGTCGTATGAAGGTTAGCTGACCCGCCCGCGCATGGCCGGGAACCGCTTCTTCAAGTCCTCCAGGTTGGTCGCTCCGGTCCGGCTATCGGCGGAACCCTGACCGGTGACTCCGGTGGATCCTGCGGTCGTGGTGTCGGTCGCTCCGGCGGTCTCCTCCTTCGGCTTCACCATGAAGGGGAACGCGTCGGCGACTGCCTTCAGCGCTTCCTTGAGACCCTTGACGGTCTCGCCCTCGATCGTGACGCCGGTGAGGTCGGCGAGCTTCAGCGCGGCCTTGGGGTCGTGCCACTGGTAGGTGTTGTCGGTGACGAAGGCGTTCTGGATCTGGGCGGCCCGCAGATCGGCCTCGCGCTTGGCGAGCGTCTCCTGGGCCTCCTTCAGGTCCTGCTTGACCTTCTCGTCGGCGGACAGCTGTGCGTCCTTGAGCGCCTTGGCTTCCGCCTCCGCTTTGGCCTTGTTCTGGTCTGCTGCTTGGAGCTGACGCTTCAGGGCATCGAACTCGGCCTGCGTCACCATCGCTGGTGCCGTCGCCGTGGCCTCCGTTCCGGTGCTCTGACCGGTCGCGGTGGTCGTCCCTGTCCCCGTTGCGGTGCCTTCGGTTCCGGTGGCGCTCTGTCCACCTGCACCGGCGCTCTGTCCGGTGGTGTCCGCTGGCTGGGTCATGCTGTCTCCTCGCTAGGTTACCTGACGCCGCCAAGCCTATCCGAAGGTGGTCTGCCAGTCTTCGAACGCCTGGACTTGCTCTTCGCTGTTGCCCTGCTTGAACTGTAGCCCGTGATCCCCCTCGCGCGGGACCACGTGCGGCTCGCCGAAGAAGATGACAGCCGATGGAATCCCATCCGGGTACGCCTCGCACACTCCGCCCGAGAAGCGCTCGCATGCCCGGCACATACTCGGCGTCCTGCTGTTCATCTTCCAGCGCCCCTCTCGGCGAGGTCCTGCATTAGCTTGCCAATAGCCAGAATAGCCGGTCTGGAGCCATCCCCGCTCGTGCTGTACTCCTGCCAGACCTCAGCCATCATCTCCTGGATGCTCGTCGCCCCGTACTTGGAGACCTGGTTGATGATCGCGTACTTGTTTAGGGTCATCCACTCCTCAAGGTTCGCATCCGAGATCGCCACCGGCGGCTGGATTCCAAGCGCATTCGCAACCGCATGGTAGAACGTCCGGCGGTCCCCGTAGGGCATCCGGTCGAGCATGTTGTGTACGTGGTGGCCAAACTCGTGCGCTAGCACCGCTTGTCCGCCCGAATGGCTGTGTCCGGTTCGCGAGCACCAGTTGGTGTTACGCTCCATCGTCCAGACCTGGTTCTCATACCGGTCCGAGAAGATGTCGTTGCCCAGGAATATCCGGCGATCCCAGGGCTGGTACCAGGCGAGCGAATCCATCGAGCGAACCCGGACCCGATCGGCATGCGTAGCCATACCGACAGATACCAGCTCTGCCAAAGTGTTGGGAACCAAGGCATTCTGGCGCCGTAGCTCGCGCATCACCTCATCCCGCGCTCCGCTTGGGGGCAGCGTGACGATCGCCGCAATAGACCGGTCATCCTGCTCCGGCCAAGGCGTAGGGGCGGTACTGGTGGTAACCCGGGCGGGGCGAGCGCTGAGCGCGTTACGAGCCTGCTCCTCCTTGTGCTCCCGGTTAGCCTGTTGCCAGATGAGCAGCGCCTGAGAGTTCGGTAGCTTGTGCTTCCGCTTCAGCTCCGCCGTGACCTCCGGGAGGGTCTTCCCGGCCGCGATCATGGCCTTGGCCTCATCGATCTGCTCGCGCTTGCGTCGCGCTCGCTCCTCGTCCGTCAGGATCGTGGGCGTAGGCCTGCTAGCCCCCGGACGTGGGGGCTGGGTTGGGGTAACCGGCGTTGGGGCCGGAGGAGGCGCTACGGGGGTCGAAACTGGGTTGGGCGGAGAGCCGTCTGCCTGCGGAGAGTTGGCGTCCAGGTAGTCGTCGTACTCTCCGCCCACGAGCGAATCTAGGAAGTCATCGTCAGACTCCTCGTCCACTGCCGTTGGGAAGCAGAAGCACTGCGGATGCGGCTTCACGGGAACGGCCGTCTTGTCATACGTTCCATCTCCGTACGGTCCGCCCTCCGCGATCGTGTCGCAGATATCCCGTCGCGGGTGGCTCTTCGAGCGGTTCCACTTCATCTTCTTGATCCAGGGTTGCCCCTGCACCGAAGAGACCGCCTGAGCATGAGCCGCGTTGTTGATCTCGCTCCGGGCGAGCCGTAGCGCTGCGTAGCGTATGCCCCCGGGGGTGTTGGGGTCTATGAAGGGCTGGAGTTCCCGGGCGAACTCATCGACCGACAATCCCCGAGCGAGCGCGGAGTTGATCATCCGGTCGACCTGGGAGTTGATGCCTACGTTGGAGTTGTAGACCCGGCGACTCAGCGGAACGTAGCTCGCACCGGTCGTCCGGGCCATCATCCGGTCAATCCCCTGCGAGGATTGGAACGCCTCCGCCCGAGCGATGTTCTCCGCGATGTCGGAGCCCCCGGGAACGTTGGCCCCCAACAGCTTGAACGTGTCGAGCTGCTTCTGATAGTTGATCGCCCGCGCTACCGCCTCCGCCCGCCTTGCCTCCACGAGGTTGCCCAACTCGCGCCAGGTCTTGCCCAGCTGCTCGGAGAGGTTCCGCCGGACGAGCTGTAGCTGTGCCTCGCGGACATCCCGCCCGATCCCGGCCGGACGGCTCCGGATCTCGCGGAGTTGGGCATTGATGTCGCGCTGGGCCCGCTTGAGCAGACGGATGACCGCTGCGTCGGCCTGCTGAAGGACGATCGCCTGCTGGGTACGCCAGTCCTGCGGGGTCGGGGCGGTAAGCGCCACGGGAGAACCCTCTCAGATGGTTTCTAAGGCGTTATGCGGGCGGGAGGGTACCCGGAGGGGCGACTTCACCCCCTCCAGCCGCCTCCTGGCCAATGCGGTCACCTGCAGGGTCGGTCAGGGCTGCCTCGGCCAACGCCTCATCCAGCATCGTCTCCGGGAACTGGTATCCCAACTCCTTCCCGAGGTACTCCACCGCAAACGCCTTGGAGACGATCCCGGCACCGACCAACGCCACCATCTCGGCGATGACCCCCTGGCGATCCTTGGGCAGGGGGTCGCCGAAGGAGTTCGTCACCATTAGGCCGGGCGGCACCGTCGTCCCATCGACCGGGAGCCACATCGTCACGATGTCGAAGAACATCTGGTCCAGCCGACCGAGCAGCTCCACCTCCTTCTCCTCGTTCTGCGCCAGGATCGGCGCCATGTCGAGCCGGAGCGCGACCCCGGACGCGGCCACCGACGCGTCCACGTTGCCAACGGCCGTAGCCGAGAGCCCCGCGCTCTTCTCGATGGAGTCGTCCAGGTACCCGAGGTGCTCCTGGAACGGTGCGGTAGAGCCGATCCCCTGCACCCGATCGAACTTCGCGCCAGTCTTGACCTCGATGACGGTGCCCGGGGCAACGATCCACTCCGCCTCCGACACCCCGTCATCGCCGACCGGCCGCGCCGAGTCGGTGACGTAGACCCCCAGGCCCTGCAACGCCAGGGTGATGTCAGCGTCCGAGACCGTGTTGTTGACGGCCCCAATCAGCGTCTCGACCCCAGCAATCTGGGACGTACCAAAGGGTTCACCACCCTCCCGGTGATTCCGGAACAGGTACACCGGGATCGTCCGGACCGAGTCGGGCAGCATGTAGCCCGTGAGCAGCTGGGCGTTCGCCGGACCTGTGTAGGCGATCGGCGTGTTGACGGGCTTGAGGGCGGGCGAGTCCACGAACCGGTCATCCCAGCCGCCCGGCTCCCAGAACGTCAGGCGGGCGAACACCTTGCCGGTCCCGGCCGGGTCGTACCGGTACTCCATACGCCGCACCACGGACGTCTTGCCGTCGTCCGCCAGGATCATGTCGGCGAGGTAGCACCCGATGACCGCGTCATCAGAGCCGTCTGCCAGGATCTGGAAGTAGTTCCGGGGATGCGGCTCCGAGATCACGAGCCGGGAGCCCGCGAGCGCTCCCAGGTTGGCTGTGATGTGGAAGATCGCGTCACCACGCTGGAGCATGTGGCGCTTCAGGCTGAAGAACTTGGACTTGAACTCCTCGCGGATGAACAGCGTGTTGAGAGCCAACATAAGCTCCGCCGTCTGCGAGTCGGCCGTACCGGCGTCCGGGTTGACGCTCTGCACGGCCCAGGTCCAGCCCCGCCCGAGGTATCGGTTGGTCGCCTCCACGATTCGGCGAGCGCCCGGGATGTAGATGGGGACGTCGACCCCGTTCCGGATGATGAAGGTGCCCGGAACGTTCTTATACATGGCGTCATAGCCATCGTAGGCCGCGACACGCCTCTGGTCGTCGGCCTCCGTGACCCATGTTGGGAGCGGAGACCCCAGATATCCGATCACGGAGTTGTACTTGTTATCGCTAGCCATGGCTGGCTTCCCGCCCTCCTCGTGATGTTGGCCTAGCCTACCGGCCTGGTGGCCGACGTGTCCTGGCACTCCGCCCAACGCGAGCGGTGCTCTGCCTCGCGGGTGCATCGCCGAGAGCCCATGGAGATCCAAACATACCTACCATGAACCTGCCGAGTGCTTCACAAGAATGGTCGTCCTTCTTCAGCGGTGCCTCGGGGATGTTCTGACCGCTCTCGGCAGCCTCCTCCGCGCTCTTCGGGTAGCGGTAGGCGTTGAACTCGCGGATGGTGTCCTTGCAACGGCGGTCTATCTGGAGCTGCGGTACCCACTCCGCGTGGTCCATCGATAGGTGAGAGACCGCGTCTGCGGGCCGGAGTTTGCGACGGATCCATTCCAGACGGTCTGCAAGAGGTCCGCCAGTACCGCCTGCGCTACGGACCTGTAGCAGATTCGCAAGCTGTACCGATCGATCCGGCTCGGCCGGGTCCGGAAAGAAGCGCACCAGGGACTGCGGCGCCAGGCCACGCGCAACGATCTCGGCCCCTGCCTCCTCCGTAGATTTGCCGACCTCATAGTATTCGGCGAGGATGCGAATGTTGGTTCGGTGTGGGTCAACCTGTACCAGCAGCCACACGAATGGGTTAGTAAAACCATAGTCGAGGCAGGCATACGTGGTCCAGGTTGGGTCATACTGGAGGTCGGTGACATGGATCTCCTCGTCAAACTCCTTGAAGACGCGACCAACGAACTCGTTGAAGAGGGCCGCTACCTCCTGGTTGAACAGCTCCTCCGAGAGGTCCAGCATCAGGGAGACCGCCTCTGGGTCGATCCCCAGCGCTTTCCCTACACTCTGCCAGTCCTGGCCCGGAGCCGCCCCGAAGGAGCGCAGAGCATTCCCCATGGGGTCGGTAGTCGGGAGCGTATCCGGCAGGACCCGAGAGCGGACCATCTTCTGCATAGCCCGGATCGCGTAGTCGGCGTCCAGGCCGAATGCCTGCATGTCCTTGTATACATGGGGATTAGCCCAACTCGGGACGCGCCATGAGGCCCAGTCCGGCTTGAGGGGGTCCTGCCCGGCCTGCCAGGCCCGATAGAACCAGTTCTTACCCTCCGGAGTCGACCCCATGTAGGAGAACCCTCCGTAGTCAGCGAGGGTCGGCCGGATGTACTTGGGCCAGACGGTGGGCTTCAGCTTGGCGGCCTCTGAGAGGACTACCCCCGAGAGCCCTTCGCCGACAAGGGTGTCGGGGTACTTGGCGGAGAGGGCATCCACCATGTAGAGCCCGCCCCAGAGCGAGATGTGCATGTCGCCGGTGTGCGGGTTGTTGTAGGTACCCGGCTTGTCGAAGTCGACCCCAAGCCGCTTCAAGCCGTTGTAGAGCACGCGGAACTCCTTCTCCGCGTCGCTGTACTCCGGCCCTACACACCAGTACTGGCGTCGCATTCCCTTGTCCTCCAGCATGGAGCGCTCGCCTAGCGCCTGGAATGCCTTCGGGATGAGGACGTGGCCGCCGGTCTGACTCTTCCCGACACGTCGGCCTCCGGCGAGCACCCGGTTACGCGCGCTCGATCGGAGCACCTCCGCCTGGACCGGGTGGGGCGTCCATCTCAGCGCTCGCCGGAACCCCTCCTCCAGCGCGGTAATGGCAGCGGTCATGATGGGTATTCCAGCTCTTGGCCGTCATCGAGGATCAGAAGCCGGGGGCTAGCGATCCGGACCAAGCAGTGCTGCCCCTCCTCGTTATGGAACCGGAAGGTGAGCAAATCCCGATCATGCTCATCCTCGGCCGTAGAGAACTCCATCTCTATCGTGGCATTCGGGATCTCCACCACCACGCCCTTCATACCGACCATGCCCCCGTTCCGCCCGGAAGCGATTGGTTCCGGCGCTCGGGTGAGCTCTCCTGGATGAAGCCAGCCGAGCCGGACACGACTGGACCGCTCTGCTCCGCCCGGATCTCCTCCAGGCGACCGGCGTGGACCGTGGCGTACATCTGCCGCCAGACGTCGTACGCGGACAGGAGCGCCTTGGCCCACTCGTTGGGCTCCTCGCTAGCGCGCTCGGGGCCGCGCACCGTAACGCGGCAGTCTCCGCCCTCCAGGGTGAGCTCTGCCTCGCCCCCAGGCTGGTTACGCTCCGCTACCTCTGGCAACTCGCTACTCTCCGCTACCATCTTCGGCCTCCTCGTCATCCTCCAGCACGTAGTCCACGCCCTCCTCCAGCTCACGCCCGGGGAGTTCCTCGCCCTCAGCAGCCAGGTTGTGGGCGTAGACGCTCTGTAGCGTCCTCTGCCACAGTGAAAGCTCCACCTGGATAGTCTGCTTGCCCTCGACCCCTGCGCGGTCCAGGATCTGGATGATGGCCTTGATCCGGTCCGCGTCGCTGACGCCCTTCTTCTTCAGGGCGATGTTGATGAGTTCCTCAGCCGCCGGTAGGGCGGCCATCGCTAGGCGAGCCTGCGCGGCCTTCTTGACGTTGGGGAGCGCTCCGCCGTGGAAGCGACAGACGTTGGCGCCCTTGATCTTCATCTGGGTGCATCGGTTGCCCTGCCACGCGGAGGTCTTCCCGATCCCCCGCGCTACGCAGCGTCGGTCGTCCTGGGGCACCCAGCGAACGCGCCACTCCCGAGAGATGGCCTTGAACGGATCTCCCGGGTCGAAGGTGGTATACAGCTGCCACTCCGGGTTGCCCTTCCGACTATGGCCGGGTCCGGGGAACGCCATCTGCGGTTCGGTCCGTGGCTTCGGTGGGATCTCAGCCGCCGTTGGCAGGTAATCCTTGTATAGCCCCGGGGGCATATCCGGCCCCAGGTGGTGCTCCTGCTGGGCGGCGTAGTGGGCCTTGTTCTTGCCTAGCTTGTAGGGCTTGATCTCCTCGGGCGGATCGGGTACCGCCTTGAGTGCTCGCTTACGTGGTGGCATTTCTGGCCTCCTCCTTGGGCTCCAGGCATAGCGTACCCGGAGCCCAAGGATAGAGCCTAGGCGCGAGCGCCAATAGGGCCATCGGTGTCGCCGGAATCGGCGTACTTCGAGTGCAGACGCTCGTGCCCGTACGCGAGAGCCGCCGGAGCGCTCCCCGAGTGGATCACGAGCTGAGCGATGGGCATACGCGGGCGTAGCACGATCTGATGGGGTCCCATGTTCAGCAACTCCAACGTGATCGGCGCTCCGCCCAGGCGTCCGTGTCGGTTGCCCCATCCCGGATCGATGTACCCGGCCGTGATGTGGACGAAGAGCCCGAGCCGCCCGAGCGAGGAGCGGCCCTCGATCTGGCCAATGTAACCGCGCGTAATCATGACGCGTTCCTCGGTGGTCCCCAGCACCATCTCGCCGTACTTCAGAAGGTAGTGGTCCCCGAAGTCCCCATCATGACGCCAAGCGCGAGGCTCCATGATGGGAGGGTTCTCCGGGTCGGCGATGCCCATCGGAGTCTCGGCGAGCGGGAAACCAGTCAGGTGCTCCCCAAGATGTAGGTCGATCGAGGCAGGCTGGACGACTCCGCCCGGCCGCTCTCCGCCCGAGAGCGACGACACGCCGATTGCCTTGTGCGACAGTGCCATAAGCAGCGTCCGGTCGGTGAGTATGGTCACTCGCCCTCCGCCTCACCGTTCCAGGGCGCAACCTGCGAGAGGTCGGGCTCTGGCGTCATGATGCTGAACGAGTCGCGCGGACGGCCGATGTTGTCCGCACCCCACTCCGGCGAGGACTTGTCGCCGCCATCGGCATCCTGCCCTCCCGCCTCATCAGTGGCGTAGTCCGCCCACATCTCCTGCTGTAGCGAGGGCGCCAATCTCTGCTGCTCTGGGAACGGTCCGGCGACTCCGCCAAACTCCGTCTCCCCGACAGATGGTCTGTAAACCATACCAATACCCCACAGTTCTAGAACTGTCGTTGTAGTTACTCTCAGCAACCATTACTGTACGCTACCTACTTGCCATTACCCTCCGCTACCCGCTGAACAACGACCACGATTGCACGATTCGAATGCCTCCAGGAAAGGAACTCTGGACTGACGTCCACCCGGAATCCACTCTGCCGGAGGAGACTCGCATCATCTTGGAAATCATTACCAAGGCTATAGGGCTCCGACACCCAGACCTGCTCCCCCGTCTCCTCATCCACGGCCATGTAGCAATGGTCCAGCCAAGAGGCAACCGAATTCTCTCCGCTATGCCGACTGATCCTCTTCGCATCCATAAGCACTGCCATAGGCGGAGAACCCGGATACCATTTGCTTCCCTGTCTATTCCAGCCGCTCCGAATTCGGACGAGTTGCACAGACGCTCTCCTAGTCGATCTTAGACTGGGTTTCATTTTTTCGTATTCAAATCTTGCATAGCCGTATCCCCCGACCGCTCTACCAGGGCATCAACCCTATTCTCGCGGATATGAACCCGTAGGGTATATACCCAGTCTACCCAGACTAATATAGTACTTGTAATAGGTTTGACCAGGGCATTTGCTGTAGACTGGGTTCGGTTTCCAAGTCGGTCTAGGGTCGGTCTGGCCTGGACTACTAGACCGACCCTGATAGACCGACCTTTAGACCGACTCGTTAGCCCCCTCGCGGACGAGCCTGATGCCCTCTCTCGTGTGCTGCTGCTTGCCCCCGAGCGTCCGCCTACCCTTCAGGATCTCCAGAGCGTTCAGGCGCATTCCGAACTTCGTTCCGGTCAGTTTGTCCCTCCCGGTCACCCCATTCCGCAGGCACCAATCCTCATAGCTTTCGTAGAGCCGGGAAGGCAATTCATAGAACTCCTCACCCCGATCCGTACACTCGGAGAGCCACGCGGAGAACTCGTTCATGCTCTCCGCGAACTCCGTAGCCGCTGCGAGGGCTCCTGCCGGGAGGTCGGACAGATTCGGCCTATCGAGGTAGGCCGCATGCCCCGCTAGGGCCCAGGCAAGGATCTCTTCGGCGCTCTCCTCGATCAGCCGGGTGAAGTAGTTGATGTCTTCATCCTTCTGCTGAATCTGGACATTGAATGGCACCACAAGCGTTCGCCGCTTCAGCGCCGGGTCGGCTGCCTCGATCGTCGGGACGTCGTTGCACACGATCCAGGGCGTGAACGCCGGTACGCGGGTCACGTACGTGTTGCTACGCATACCGCGCGCCGTTACTGGGGTCGCCCCGGTGAGCCGCTTGATCTGGTCTGCATGGAGATGCTGAGCCGCGCCTAGCTCCTCCGCCACGATCAGCTGCCGGTGCATAGCCGCCAGGATGTCTGGGCGGGGCTTGTCATCGGCGTTGTCCCGGAGCATCGACGCAGTCATCAGCGCCCCGTAGTCCCCGAGCACCGTTCGGATCGCCTCCGCGAACGTGCTCTTGCCCGTGCTCGTCTTCCCCTTCAGGACCACGAGGAGC